GGTTATGTAATGGCAATAACTTTCACCCAATTTTTATATGCCAGCCTGACAATCTATTATGGAGAATAGTGCTCTGCTAAAATTATTTAGCAAGATCTTTTTTAGCCTGTTTATTTCTGAGAGAAAATTGACTCTTTGCCCAATTTAGGTAGACCTGACAAGCAGGACCTTGTGGTAGTGTAAACTCACCTGTGTTGGGATCCTTGTATTTGTTGCAGGTCAAACAACGATCTCTGCGATGTGCAATGTGATTGGGCACGGCTTTGTAGAATTTAATTTCCATTTGTCTACCATTCTCACAATGAGCACCGCAGTCTTCACAGTCTATGGGTTTAATATGTAGTTTAACCAATTCAGGAGCATGAGTGGGATTGATGCCTTGAAAGAGGTCCAAAAACACTTCTTCGTGTTCTTCTTGATACTGTTCTTCTTTTGTGGGGCGACCCTTGCCTCTGGCTTTTTGTTTAGATATTTTGATTTCACTGGCTGAAAGTTTGGGCATACGAAACTCTGCCACTTCTGACAGTTTGAGATGTAGTTGTTCTTTGGTTAGCATGCCAATATTTAAAATATGGCTCTTAAATGCCCCTCAAATGTGAGCGGGACTGGTGCTAGTATGTCTAGGCGTATAAAACGCAAATTCACATTTTGAGCCACAAAAAAACCGTGTTGCTGATGTCGCAAACACGGCTTTTTTTCAGTGTTTTGGATAGATGAGTCTTAAATCTTTTGCACGAACTCTACCAGTGCTGGTAAAACCACTGCACCTACCAACAATAACAATATGGCCCACACTCTGGTATCCATTTTCTCCACCTTCTTCTCTACACGATCAATATCCTCAGCCATATGAGCCAAGTGATTGCTTTTGATTATTTCAATTTCTTTAGCAAGCTCTTTTAGTGTCATTTTAAGGCACCGCCGTTGCAGTTAGAGTAAACGCGGATGCTAATGCGGCTGCACTTGGTCCAACCTGTGTGCCCAATCTAACAATGCGCCAATTGGTGCCATTGTAAACTGCTAGGCAGGGTCTGCCACCATCACCATCTGTTAGATAAACAACATCACCTGATGTTGGGCTAGTGGTGCCTGCTATTGAACCCAACTGCACAAATTGGATCTGTCGCATACGCAGAACATTACGCAGACTAATAATGCCGTTGGTTGGCGATAAGGTTTGATCCCCAGTGACTGAAATGGTTCCTGGAATAAAACTAGTAGATACTTTACCACCACCGTCTAGAGCGAGGACACCATTGGCAGCATTCACTGAAGCAATCAGTTGATTTACTGCTACGATTAGATTGTAGATATCACCACGGGCTAGGCTAGGATCATCATCCGGGCTGTCCACATTGTCTGTTGATATTACTGTTCCTGTTGGAAATGTCATTGTTTGTTCCTCTCAATATTTATTAGTGTTATTTGATAACCAATAGATTACCGCCTGCCATCACCTGTCTTGGCAAGCCCTTCAGTGAAATATCCACAATACCGTCTCTAGGTTGATTGTCTATGCCGTAGAGTGCAAAACTAGCACCAAATGATGCGGCAAAGTAATCTGTGGCTATGTAATCTGTGGCTATGTAAACTCCACCTGCTGCCTTGCTGACCACAATGGGTATCAACAAGGTGCTGGTTGCTGTGTTGCTGACATAAAGATCCACTGCATAGGCAGTTGGGGCTCTAGGTGTTATAACCATTTCAGTGATTAGACTAATTGGGTTGTCCAAGTTCAGTGTTCTTAATGAACTAGAACCACTAAGAGTGGCTGTGTTTAGATCTCTATAGGTAAACTCCACCACCTCTTTGTCTGTGGTAATCTGCATCTTGCTAAGTTCTAGTCCTGAACACTCCGCAGTCACATACAGGAATCTACCATAGAAAGCGGCAATGTTGCTATCTCCGTCTTGAATTAGATATTCAGTTTCTTCGCCTGCAAACGCACCTGTTTCACTAACATAGATTCTATAGAACACGCCGCCTTCAAATTCACTTGAAATGGCAATGTTGAAATAGGCCACCTCACCTGTGTCTATTAGACTGCTGGTCCAGCGTATGGGCAAGAATGTGTTTACATAGGAATTAAATGTTGACCACTTGCTGCCTAGCAAACTGCCCCAACGAGCCTGACCCTGTGCTTTGATTGTGTTTGACAGAGGATCTAGAATACCCTGTGAGTAGGGTATAAAGCCTGTGACTGGAATGAATGTAAATGCTGATGACACTGCCGCTGTGGCCAGCGTTTTGCCGCCTCTGGCTTGACAGGTTAATGTTGCTAGGGTTTGTAGTGCGGCTGCGCCTGTTTGAGTTGCCATATTGTTTCCTTAATATACCGTGTCGCCGTCAGGGCCACTCAATCTTATCCAACTAGCTGAAGGTGTTGAATATGAAGGTCTAAAGGGTGCGCCACTAAATCCATAATGTCCACCTGCACGACCTCCTGGCACTACCAAATTGCTTAGGCTAATACTGGTTATGGCTTCATTGAGATTTCTACCATAGCCTGCAACAAAGGTATTATAATCACTTAGGTTATGCACTGCCAATTTAGATACATTACCTGAAACAAAGCCATCTTTTTCATATGTGTATTCTGCTCCATCTCCTGCTGTGTTAAAGTCTGTGAGGTATGCGGCTTTGGCGCTGAGCACTCCAACATCTTTAATGGCCAATAAGAATTCTACCTTTGTGACATTAGTGGCTACAGAAAAATTGGTATTGCCAGCACCATAGTAGGGATAGACTGAATTGATAACAGGTTGTCCTGCTGTAGGCCAATTGCCGCTAGGACCGTATCCACTATCATACAGAGTTTTACCTGCCTGAAGTTCATAGTAAGGATCAAATAATTCTGGATGCAAAGGCCCACGCAGATTTAGAGTATAAACACCATTGGCCTTGGTCATTGATGTTCTAGGTATTTCAACCTTTTCCCAAGCACCTAGTCCATAATATTTTGCCACACCTGCTTGTGTGCCATCGGCTGCTGTTCTATTAAACAATCTACGATAAACGGTGACATTGTCAAATGTGTCATTAGGAGTGGTAAATGTCAACTTATAGTAGGTGGCCAATTTGATAGCAGTCACTTGTCCTGAGACTTTTGTTGCACTGGCTTCTACCTGACGAGCACTGGTAGAAACTATCTGTGTGCCACCACTGGCCAATCCACCATACACATCAAATTGTTTAGTCTGACGCTTGATGTAAGTTCTCAGACCTGGTGTTGGTGTTGCGGCAAATGGAGCGTCTAGTGCATCAAGTGCTGTCTTGGTATTTTGAGTTATAAAATCAAAAACATTGTTCATTAGATCAGTGTATTGCAATCTAATATTGACAGGCACAACGGCACGGCATACTAGGCTGTTGTCGCTGTCCAGTGTGCTGGCTGTTATTGGATCCCAATATTGTGCAGTCACTACCCAGTCATAATAAGTGTTTAATCTAAAGCCACCATCTATCAACTCATAGTAAATTAAGCCGTCAACTTCGCGAATGGCAGCACCTACTTCCACAGTGGTAAAGCCAGGATCAGTTCCAGGAACTATTTCACGGAAACGAATCTTAAAGCCCATGAACTTGGTGCTCTGAGGAGCCCTAAATTCCCAACCAAGTCTACTCAAGGTATTACTTAGAGGAATAATTCTCACAATACTAGGCACAATCTCACTGCCTTGTTTAGGACCTTGTGGTGCTTGATCCAGAGTTGGAATTGTCCAACCTGCAGGAATGTCTATGTATCTTACACTGGCATTGGCATATGGATTTGTGCCGTAGATAATAAAACCTGTAAATGTTCTATCTACTTGATAAAATTCAACTTGACCCTGTCCAGGTGCTAGATATTTGGTAGCATTGCCACCATCTTTGTAAATTAACTTGACCACAAAGTCATAGCGCCCTAGTCCAGCAAAGCGAGCACCAAAGTCTCCAAGTAGGTTAAATTCAATTTGGTTGTAAGGTGAATATCCAGGAATGTCAGCAAAGACTTTTTCTTCAAAGGCATAATAGGTATCTGCAGAATTTTTGTAATAGATACGAACACCTTTAATCAAATCGTTTGGAGTTTGATTGATTGTGTCAACCAATTGTGTCATACGCACTGAAACCTTTCTACGAACCAGAGGTTGTCCGCCACTGGTCTGTGGTAATATGGCAAAGTCATAAATGTAGTCGTTGTAGCGGGGGTTTGCATCTACACGACTTGGTGTTGGAACCCAACCTTCTGTGACTGTTTGAACTTGCACAACATTGGCAATGCCTGTTAGACTAGGATTTAGTTCACCTGTATTCTGTCTGAATACAATCTGACCCTGCACCACACGATTACTGGCTCTACCATCTGTGGCAAATGATCTCACATAAAAATCAAACAGGCCAAATGTGCAGACAAAACTTACAGGAATGTCTCCGCCTACACCTGGAATCTGTGTTAAACGGATTTCTTGCCAAGCACTGAAAGCATTCAGTCTCCAGTAGAATATTGAATAACTGTAGAGTCCATCATTGGGCTGTGTAAACACCAAATTGTAAGAATAGGTATTGCTGACTATGAGTGTGGCTCTACTTGACTTCAAGGTCAAGAAGGCAGCAAACGGTGCAGGTGGAGCCACTGGCACAGGTGTGCTATCAGCAGGATCAGTAGGTGTCACAGGAGTTCCCCCTGGTGGCACATATGGTGTCACGGGTTGGAATGGTGGAGGTGGAACCTGTGGAGGCAAGTTGGGTGGCACTACTGGTGGAAACGGTGCAGAATTAGGTGGCACCAAACCAATAGGCGCTGTTCTGTTCACACTGGATGGATAATAGATGTCACTGCCCTTTGGCACATAAACTGCATCTACCATATCCTCTTCATTGTAGCGGGCGTGTGGGTAAATGTCATCTGGATTTCTAACTAGGCCCAATGTCACAGTCATGTTGTCATTGAGTTTTACTGATACTACACGCCAAGGAACTATTAGCGTTCCTGTGTTAAAGTTTAGAATGTTGCCTTCAACACGAATGTTGTCACCTGGCTCCAGTTCCATACCTTCACCAGTCACCGTGATTGAGCATGTTTCTTGTCTGCGTGATTTCAAGAACAACAATTTGGCCATGTCTTTGGCAATGGCATAGTTGGTAATAGTAGGGAATGTGGCTTCTAGTTTGTTTTCTCTACCACCGTCTTTGATCACATATTCTTGACGCTCTTCTTCTCCTTCAGGCCATACCACCTGTTGCGGACTCCACTTCTGATCTGGATCCACATAGTTTACCACCACTGAAGTATACTTGTTGCTCTTGTCAATGCCTGTGTAGGTGATGTCGCCCACAATGTCGCAGACATTGCCCACAAATTGATCTTTGGGGTAAGGCTTTGTGGTAGCAGTCATAACCACTTGTGCCACGCCACTTAGAATGTCTAGTTCATTGCCAGCATCTTCAATACGCAGTTTGTATTTGCCCTGCACATAGGGCATATAGGCTCTGAAACCCATCAGCAGAGTTTTGGTGTTGGACAATATGGTTTGACTGGTGTCTAGCACAAAGTTTGAAGTCAAGATAGGCCCAGCATAATTCTGTCCTGTAATATAATTCACAATGGTATTACACTTGTTGGTGCTCTTGATCCAACTGTCAAAATCTATGTCATCATTGCTCAAGCCTTTACCATAGCGTGGATTGCGTAGATAGTCTAGCAATATCTCTGCTGGGTTTGTGGAATAACGCACTGGTGCAGAGTCATATGTAAAACTGCTGGTCTGGCTGTTGATTGGTGCCACACGCTTGCCCAACATACACACTTGAATCTGTGGAATATTTCCTGTGAATGGGTTGTTGTCAGCATCTGCTTGTGTTTTGATTTCACGCCATTCATAACGAACTGCCAATGCTGCCAATCCGTTGAAATTCATTGAACTAGTAAAACTAGGTGCTGGTCCAAATAGATTGTTTTTAAGATAGGTGCCTACAGGACTTGATGCAGGGTTTGCATAGTAAACACCTGGAGTATAAATCATTGTGACTCTGTCTTTGTATCTGTCAGTGTTCACAGTGACTAATTGTCCTGCATTGAGGTTGGCAGTGAGTGCCACAGGCAATTGCCAGTCATCAATGAATACTTCACGAAGTCCTTCTACCACTCCTTCTGCAAACACATAGATCACATAGAGATATTTGTTGTTGTCTGAACCTGTTTCAGCAAATGCCACCGTGCCGCCAACCTTACGATAGCCATACACAACAGGTATCTGTTGATCACTGCCTTCACGCTGTAATAGAACACCTTGTTGTCGTGCGGCCTCAGCCTGAGCAGAGGGTATGTCAGGCATACCTCCCAGCATACCCATAAATGGTTGTGCCACAAAGTTCACAACTGAGGCAACAACATTGACAACTGCCTTGACTACACTTGAAACTACATTGACAACTGCCTTGACAACTGAAGTGACTGCATTGCCAATGGCTTTAAAGACCTTACTCATTGATCAACTCCTTGTTCATCCATACACCTGGCTTGAAGTCAAAGTGTTCATAAAGTTTTTGTGTGCGTTGAGGATCAATGCCAATGTCGCCTGCTGTGATATTGCTGGCTTTGATGGTTCGTGCCCACTCCTCAAATTTCACCATTAATTGACGGAAATTGTCCATATTTTTGTGTGAATCCAGCATGAATATGAAGGCAATATTGGCATCTATGATTTCACTATTCCAAGGGCATTCTGAAGCATAACCTGCAATGAATCCAACCACTCTGGTGCCTTCATAGGCATTGAACCAACAATGGTCCCACTTGGTGGCAAAGTTCTTGATAGTCTTCAATACTGAATTCTCATCATACTCTTCTGCAATGCGAGGCAATGACTCAATGGCTTCATCACGATAGTATTGAAAGCATATGATGGTGCTGTCAAACTCTTGAGGTTGCATCTGTCTAACAATCATAGTCTGCCCCATTTGAATTCTGTTTGTCCAACCCAACCTGCTTTGTCAAAACACATATCACCTTTGACTCCTTGGTAAAACCAATTGCTCCAATTGTTGGTCTTGCGTCCTGCTGTTCTTTCAAAGTCTGAAAATAGACTGGAGCAGTCTATACTGATTTGACATGACTTCTCACTTTCAACCACGGCATAGTTATAGATTACACCGTCAAACATTAGTATGGGTGCTGCCGCTAATTGCAATGCACCTGTGCCACCTGCACCAAAGTTCAAGAAAGCCTTGTAGATAACCACACGCTTGCCTTCAACTTCATTTTCCATTAGATACTGCACTGATGTTCTATCCACGCCACTTAGGAATATGGAGAACTTGCCAACCTTGACATCAAAGTCTTCTTGTAGTGATGAGAAGCCAATAAAATTGCCCTGTGCGGTGTAGACATTGGTGCCTGCCGTAGGAGCAGTGGCGCTATCAAAACTTAAGTCAGCACCACCACTACACAAATAGATTGGTAGGTTAGCACCAGCATTAGTTTTTAGATGCAGTTCAACGCAGTCTATTGCAATGGTATGACTGCGATAATATTCATCACGATTGGCAGTTGATGAGAATGATTTCATTAGAACACTTCTCTCATTGCGATGCTCATTGAAGTGATGCCGCCTATGCCTGTGTCAAATTCCTGCACATCTTCTGCTAGAATAGCAGTAAATGGCACGGCTGTGATTGTGAGATTGGTTGATGCTGGAACTGCGGCTATCAATGGGCAAGTAAAGAATAGAGTGGCTGTGCCACCACTATTTGAAATACATGGTGCCACACACATATAGACCTTTGAGTGATTGTTGAATTTAAAATAATCACCTGCTGCCAATACCGTCTTGGTATTACCACAATTGGTTAGTGATACCTGTTTTGCTCCTAGTGCGCCTGTGGCTGATGTTCTCACAGTGGTAGAAGGTGGAGTTAATGATTTTGAATAACTTAATTTAGGCAATATGATTTCAAAACTAAATGTCTGTCCCAGTGCCTGTCCTAGAAAGCCTGTGACTGTGCCTGCATCAATGGCTTCCATCTGTGGATATTTTACTTCCCAAGTATAATAACTTACGCCCAATCCAATGCGTCGCATCTTGCCACTTAAACTGGTTGATGTCTGTGCAGGTGTCACCGTTTTGAAATTGATACTGGTGAAACTTGGGTATGTGGGGTATTGACTACCTGTAATGTCAGCCATTATACAATGCTCCTTTGTCCTCTCTCTAACATAGCGTCAGAGATAATTTGTTGTATCACACCTTTGCGACTTGATAACAATTGATCAAAGCCCTGTGTGTCATTTGCGATAATAGTAAAATTTATATTAGTTGGCGCACTAGATCCTAGATCCTGGTTGCGTGTTATGCTTCCAGTGGTGTTAGGTGTAAACAATTCTGGACCATTCTCACCAACCATATAGGGTGTGCCACCCATAACAGGTCCACCCAACTGGCGTCCTGAGTATTGTTGATTCTTGATTGCTGCCACATTGGCCATACCAGCGGCCACAATGGTAGCGGCTGCGGCAAAGCCCAATGCTGGTCCAATGAATGGTATTGCACTCATAGCGGCAAATGCCTGTGTGGCTGCTTGATATGTGGATATGATGGTCTGTGCAATGGCCACTGCCTTCTGTGCTTCAAAGGCTTTCTTGTTGTTCTTGCCTGCTTGCTCTAGGAAGCCACTCAACATTGATAATCCACCTTGGATACCAACGATACCACCCTGCACAACCATTTGACTCTGTTCCATTGTGGTCTTGGCCACATTCAATATGGTAGCATCAGTGACACCAGCCATCTTTAATTGTGTTTCAAATGCTGATAAACGAATACCGTTCATCTTCTGTTGATGTTCATATTCCAACTTCTGCAACACTTGATTCTTTTGATCCGCTGACATTACTTCTGAATTTTCCAATGCGGCTTTTTCAGTTAGGTAGTCTTGCTGTGCCTGTAGGCTTGGATCTAAACGACTCATTGCACCAGTGGCTGTGTTGATTTGATCTGCTTTAGTCTGCGGTAATGCTTCACCAGCGGCAAGTGCTCTTTGTTTCTCTAAGGCCACTGCTTCTTTGAGTGCCTGATTGTTTTGCACATTGGCACGAACTGCCTTTTCCATTTCACTAGTGAATAGACTGCCAAATTTCAATCTTTCTTTTTCTACTGCCAGCGTCTGTTCACGAACATCTAGATCTTTGATGCCCAGTGTGTTGATTTCAATTTGACTTGACTTCAATTGTTGGGTGTAATCGTTCAGTGCTTTGACCTGTATGCTTTCTTGTATAGCCAGTGCCACACGGCCCTTGTTGGCTTCATAAGTCTGCTTGCCCACACTCAATCTATAATTTTCTAATTGGCTAGTCACCTGTTGAACACCTAGATCCTGTATTCTTGCAACATTGGTGTCACTCTGCAATTTGTTCAGCATCTCATTGGTAGAGATTTGATCCTTGGTGGCCTGTATCTTTTCATAAAGAACAGTAAGTTGTGTTTTCTGTTCTTGTGTGAGACTATACTCCAACTGCTTGTTCACCGTGAGTAATTGTTTTTGTATGTCTAGTTCTTTGCTGGTCTCACCTTTTAAGGCTGCTTCCGCTGTTAAGTCTTTGATTATTTCTTTATACTTGTCGCCAATGCCACTCAATGCACCAGCAGTCTCTTTGGTTGAGTTTTTGGCACCTTGCAATGCCTTGTCTAGACTTTTAGCACCTTCAGTGGCTTTAGGCAGTGTCTTGGCCTTGTTGTCAAATTCATCTAGTGCTTTGTTGTAGGCAGTAAATGGATTCTCACCACGGATTAATGCCATCATGCCTGCACCAACACCAACCAACTGACGACCTAATGAACTAAGAGCCCCAGTGACTAAGTCTACCACAGGCTTTAAGATAGGTCCTAGCACATCTGCAAAATATAAGGCAGCGGCAGCACCTGCCACAAACAATGAAACCACAGGCGCAAAGAATACTGCCAAGCCTGCCATAACAACACCAATCAACTTGATGACTGGTATTAGGTTTTCACCGTTGTCTGAAATCTTTTGTGCAATGTCTGCAAATGTGGCTCCAATGCCTGAAGCATTGTCAATGGCTAGAACTGCTGTGCCAAATGCGTTTTGAATACGCTGAATACTTTGCCCAATGGTTTGTGAACTCTTGCCAGCCATACCATCTAGTTCACTCATTGAACGGATTAAGGCATCTGTAAAGTCCTTAGCACCAATTAGACCTTTCTCTTTGAATTTCAGCAACTCACCAGTAGTCAAGCCCATGTTCTTGGCAACGAGATCCATAACTGGACCGCCCAAGTTTTCCATAATGGTTGTGAATTCATCACCATTTACTTTGCCTTTGGCCAGTATTTGGCTGAACTGATACATTACACTTGCTGAACCTTGAGCACTGGCACCTGATGCTTTAAGAGCCGTTGCCATAGCGTTGGTGACAGTGACTACCTGATCCTGATTGTAGCCTAGTGTCTTAGCATTACGAGCCACTGAAGCATAGAGATCACCAGTAGAAGCAAGACTCTGTCCAGTCTTGTCAGCAATGGCTTTGACATACTCCATTGACTTGTTGAACTCTTCTTGACTGCCTGTGGCAATTCTCAGTTTGTTCTGCATATTCTGCAGTTCATCCACGAATGTCATTAGGCTACCACCTGCGGCTATGCCAGCAATGGCTCCTAGAGCACTTTGTAAACTGCCTAGGCTTCTAGTGGCTGCGGCAACAGACTTTTGAATGCCACCAAGGGCCGTTTCAATCTGCGATATACTGCGTAATGCACCACTGGCATCACCATCAATTTTAATAACAGCCACTATCTGCTCCTTTTATTCGCCTGCTTCTTCATTTCCTCTGCTTCCATCTTGTAGAATTGTGCCCAACCAGCAAATTCATAAGTGGTAATGCTGAGAATCTCCTCAACTGTGCGGCCCAAATCCTTTGCCAATCTATAGGCGAACATGAGATCTGGGTCCGCTTTTAGTTTTTTGCTACACTATCTCCACCAAGGTCTTCTTCTACAATGCGGTTCATTTCACCAACTACCTTGATAAGAACTTTTGGATCAACTTCATTTAACAATGCTGCCTTGTCTGCAAAGTTGAACATCTTGGTGCCATCCTCATTACGAGCACGAACAATAAGACTTTCAACCAATGCTTCCACAGTCTTGCCCTGTTGGCTTAATTCTAGAATCTTGCCTTCTTCTTTGAGACTGACTGCTGACTTATAATAGACCTTTGTTTCCCATTCAGGAACATCAATCACTTGCATTGCACCTGAAATTTGATTACGGAAGTGCGCCGTTGCTGTGTCTAATACTTTACTCATTTTGTTTTTCCTTTAATTGCTGTTAGAGTAGGTCCTATGATGCCTTTTGGCGCCTGACGGCTCGCTCCTGCCTCTAGTCTTTCAATGTAAGGAACCCTGTTTGTGACTTCAAATGCTGTCTTGGTGTCTGTCTTAGTCCACTTAGAACGAGCATTACCCGTTTTCACTGGCGTCTTGGCACGAGCTTCTTGTAGCGTGGTGTTGCCCAAGTCTGTTAAGAATTGATTCAACTCACGCTTCAAGTCGCTGGTAATTGTGCTAGAGCCAGTAAAGGTGACTTTCATTATACCGCAGTAGTTGAATAGGTTGTTGCGCCAGTTCCTTGGAAGGAAATTGAGGCTTCAACCATACCATCAAATGATGAATTCACTGTATAGCCTGTCACAATCACATTGCCTGTGAATGCGTAGTCACTTGTAGATGAATAGTTTTCTTGAATGTAGAACTTGACTGCAACACCACTGGCACCAACCAATCCTGATGTTGGATTGAATGTTGTTTCGTATGTGTCAAAGTCAGCGGCATCAAAATACACATCTGCAGAACCTGAGAATTGGCTTAGTCCACCAATATAAGTTCTAACATCTGTGCCCATTACTGTTGTTTCAATTGTGTCTTCAGTCATTTCAACTGAGAAGTTGCGAACTGAAGCCACTGCATTACCGTTTACGGTAAGTGCTCCATTGTTTCCTGTTAAATTAGCCATTGTGGTCTCCTAATTAGGCTGTGTATGTGCAAGCACCA